ACTTGTAGGTCTAACTACTCGAAATGTGATTTTTACAGGCTCAACAAGCAAAACCGATATTGGTTTGGGGAATGTCGACAATACGAGCGATGCTAATAAACAAGTCTCAACCGCTACGCTAACGGCATTGAATTTAAAGGCTAATCTTGCAAGTCCGACATTTACGGGAACTGTGAGCGGTATAACAAAGGCTATGGTTGGTCTTGGTAGTGTAGATAATACGAGCGATGCAAGTAAACCTGTCAGCACAGCTACACAAACTGCATTAGATTTGAAAGCTAACATTGCAAGCCCGACATTTACAGGGACTGTGAGCGGTGTTACAAAAAGTATGGTTGGATTAGGGTTAGTTGATAATACAACTGATGCAGCCAAACCTATTAGTACAGCTACACAAACAGCTTTAGATGCTAAACAAGCAACGCTAAACGGCACTGGATTTGTAAAATCAACAGCAGGAACAATTAGTTATGATAATAGCACGTATTTAAGTTCTTCTACTGCTGCATCAACTTATTTGCCTATTAATAACCCTACTGCAACAGGAACGCTAACAGCACCTACTATTTCGAACAGTTTAGGAGCTAACTTTGCTACAAGCAGTGGAAATGTAGGAATAGGAACTGCATCACCTGCTTATAAATTAGATGTAAATGGCTCATTTAATGCAAATAGTATTTACACAAATGATAATCAGAGCGGTTACGCAGGAAATTATGGAAGATATTCAGTTGCTTATCCTTATGCAACATTTAGTACATCTGGTGCATGGGGATATGATTGGCAGATAAATGGTTTTCCAAAGATGCGAATGTTCTCAAATGGTAGCGTTGGCATAAACACAACGACGGATGCAGGGTATTTGCTGGATGTAAATGGTGCAGCAAGAGTAACAGGAACTACACAATTTAATGGAAATGTAGGAATTGGTGCTGCACCAAGTACACAATCATTAAATGTTTATTCAACTACAAATGATATTGCTTTTCAAGCCATAAATGGAAAAACTACTGGAAGTAATTATGCAGTAGCTGGTACTGCGGTTGGAGTTGGAGGCACAATAAATATGGGAGGGTATTTTTATGCAGATGGTGCAGCTAGTAATCATGGAATAAGGGTATATAATATAACAGCAGCAACAAATAACTATGCTTTGTTTATAGATTCACCAGCAAAATCATATTTTCAAGGTAATTTACAAATAGGAACAACAGTTGATACTGGTGAAAAGTTACAGGTAAATGGCACAGCGAATATTACTGGTATGGCTAATTTTGGAAGTATCTATGTATTGAATAATACAATAAATGTTGCAAATGCAAATGATACAGATGCAAACGAATTATACCTAAATTATTATGGATATAATGCTGGAAATACAAGATTTAGAAATACTATAATAGGGAATGGAAAAGGTGTGCCTATTATTTATACAATCGGAAGCTCTGGAAATGTCAATATTGGCAGGGGAAATAATTTTGATTCAGGGTATAAGTTAGATGTTTTAGGCACAATTCAATCTTCACAATTTAAACTTAATGCCTTAAATACTGCTCCTGCAAATGCAACAGCCACAGGAACAGTCGGAGAAATAAGAGTTGATGCAAGTTATATATACATCTGCACGGCTACAAATACTTGGAAACGCTCTGCAATAACAACTTGGTAATATGAAAATAAGCAAAGAAGGATTAGAATTAATCAAAGGTTTTGAAAAGTTTAGGCCAGAGCCTTATATAGATGCGGTTGGTATTCCGACAATCGGCTATGGTAATACATATTACCCTGATGGTAGAAAAGTAACAATGCAGGATGCACAAATTACGGAAGGACTGGCAACGTTATTACTTGAAACGATATTTGAGAAAGATTTTGCAAAGTTTATACCGCAATATGTCAATCAAAATCAATTTGATGCCTTGGCATCGCTTGTTTATAATATCGGCATAGGGGCATTTTTTAAGAGTACTTTACTTAAGAAAATAAAGGTAAATCCGAATGATGCGAGCATAGAGCAGGAGTTTTTAAAGTGGAATAAGGGGCGTATTTTAGGTCAACTAATAGAATTAAAAGGATTGACAAATAGACGAAAGAAAGAAGCAGAATTGTACTTTAAACCGATAATATAATGTTTACAAAATTAAAACTTCAAATTATTTTGGGTGTCGTTGTTGTGGCAATTGGGATATTTGTCTCACGCTACTTAAATAATCATTCATTTGTCAGCGATAAGTTTATCAAAAAGAAAACTGATTCTATCGCAACTTTGAAAAGAGCAATAGTACTGAAAGATTCTTTGCTATTTGACTGCAATCAAACGAGCGATGTGAGCGTACAACAGCTACGTGAAGCACAGATTGTAATATCCGAATTAAACAAGCAGGTGAAACAAGCTAAAAGTAATTGTACACAGGCTAATGAGGCTATTGCACACTATGAAGAGAATGACTTAATTCGCTATTTTGTGTATGATAGACGAGGATTGTTTCAAACTGGATGTTATAAAGAGGTTTTTAAGAAACCTAATAATATTTGCAAATAATTAAATAATTAAAAAATATTTACAAATAACTAAATAACCAAAAAAATATAAAAATGAAAAGTACAATTTTAATTCTTTCGATTCTTTTTTCTGCGTTGGTGAGCAATGCACAGACATTCACTTTTAAGGTTACACCTTACACGTTTCAAGACGAAACACGTAAGTCTGTAACGATTACAGGCATTCGTGCCAAGATTATCAGTAATGTTGATTGTAATTTGTCGGACAGTACTTTCTATCGTCAATTTTATATTGACTTTAAGACAACCACAAATGAAAGTTTTGGAGGTTTAAATACAGATACAGGCAAGATGTCGAGCGAATTATCAGCTAACATGAATATACCTTTAAACACGGCAAAGGCATTGATTTTTGATATTTGCAAGAAGTTAGAATTTGGTACGATTGCTGAAAAATATGCAGCCGCATGGCAATTAGCAGGCGGTTACGGCTACGCATTGAAGCCTTTGGCTGAACAAAAAGAATGACGATTTATCCAGAAATAAGGCTCAAAAAAGTGGAAAAACTAAGCTGGCAAGTAACAGAAAACTGCTTGCTAAATCAGTACGGAATTATAATCAACGAGGGTTTTCAGACTGATTTAGTCAGTTCTCCAAGGCTTTTGTGGTTTATAATTCCGCCACATGGGCTTGCTTCAAACGCTGCGGTGGTACACGATTATTTAACTCGGAGTATGAGAGTAAGACGCAAAGTATGCGATGATATTTTTTTTGAATTGTTAAAAGAAACGCAACTTCGCTCTTGGCAATGTTGGGCAATGTATTTATTTGTTCGGATTTTTGGCTGGCTAAAAAACTAAAAAATGAGCAATATATTTCTTTTGTATCGTGAAAAGATTGTTGAAGTTTTGCTGCAATTCAAGGGCTTAAATGATAGTCAAGTTGCGTTAAAAGTGCTTGCTTATGATAGCGATTTAGGCGAAAGCCATCCGAGCTTTGGAACGTTACGCAAGCAGATTGCTCGTAACCGCAAAGCAATATTAGACGAACACGAAGGCGTTTATAATGCAACTGAAAGTATAGATGTGCCTAACTCAGCAATGAAACATTTGTGGTTTAAGACAAAGGAAATATCTGCGTTTGTTAAGAATCCTAATTATGTAGATGTACAGGAGCAAGCAATTAAGGAAATTGATTTTAAAGCTATTTTTAGTGAAGAGTTTAAGCCAGTTGAGGTTGCCAAAAAGAAAAAACAGTTAGGTTTTTTTGATAGATTAGTTTACACCGATACGCATATTGGAATGAATGTAAACCCCGAAGGTAATAGCCTTTATGGTGGAAAGTGGGATGCCGAAGAATTATTTGAGAGGTTGAATATTATCATAAACCACGTTGTAAACCATCAAAAAAGCAACGTGTTGTACATTGATGATTTAGGCGATTACATGGATGGTTGGGATGGTCAAACAGCGAGAAAAGGAAATGATTTACCACAAAATATGAGCAATCAACAAGCTTTTGATTGTGGTATAAGTTTCAAGGTGCAGATGGTGGACGAGTTGATAAAATATTACGAAAAAATACATATTCACAATATTTGTGTCGATAATCATAGTGCGGATTTTGGATATATTGTTAATAGTGCGTTTAAGGTTATTGCTGAGTTGAAATACCCTAATAATGTATTTGTAACAAATCAACGCAAGTTTATTGGACACTACAAAGTCGGAAATTTTATATTTGTTCTAACACACGGAAAGGACGATAAAAATCTAAAATTTGGGTTTAAACCGAAACTGGACGATGTACACGAGAAGAAAATAAACGAATATATTGATGTTAATTACCTATTTAGTCAGGGAATTACGATTGAATTTTCTAAGGGAGATAGCCATCAATATTTATTTGATAGCACCCCATCTAAATTCAATTATTACAACTACCCTGCTTTAAGTCCATCATCTGATTGGGTGCAGACAAATTTTTCAAGGGGCAAATCGGGCTTTGTATTTTTTAATTATACCACTAATACTAAAGAAACAAAAGAATATTTATTTGATTGGAAAACATAAACACTTAATAAAATGCAACAAAACTTTTCAAACGAAAGTCCTGTTCTGATAGTCGGGATT